ATTAATCAAAAAGAAAATGTAGAGGGATATAAAGTAGAGCAAGAGCAAATGGTAATAGCCAATGAGGAGAAATCAAAGCAAATAGGTAAAATAGCAAAAGAAGAATTAGACTTAGCTGTACAATTAGCAGGTCATAGAAACCACGTCTGGGAGGGCGTTTCAGCAGATGAACTTAGACAAGTAACGGCTTTAAATAAGATGAAAATTGAGAGCGTTGCTGATTTAGAAACATATCTTGATCAATACGCAGAGAATACGAAAAAAAATATAGATGCTGTAAATTCTTGGGGGGGGAAAATGGGTGAATTTCAAAAAAAATATATTATACAACAATTCAAAGACAGGGAGGATGTTATGATTCAGACTGTTGATAAAATTAAACTACTTACTTCTGCATCAGGAGAGGAAGTTATGGATATTACAGATCAACAAATTAAAGCATCAGAAGAAAGTACTGAAGCCTCTATTGGTGTTATTCAAAACTATACTGATGAAAAACTAAGAATAGAAGAAAAGTATGCATTAAAAATAGAAGAAACAGAAAAAGGTTTAATAGACACTAACACGATACTACAACAACAAGCAGATGAGGCTCTATTTTTACACTTTGAAACGAAAGATGAAAAGGAGATTAGATTAGTAGAAGAAAAGTACGCAACATTACTTGGAATGGCAGAGGGTAATTTCTTGGCTACTGTTCAGCTAAAAGCTCAAGAAGAAGCAGAGTTAGCTAAAATAGAAACAAGGGGAGCAATAGCTACAGCAAAAAACCTTATGGCAGAAATGAAGATTAGGAAAGCAAAGGCAAAGGCTCAAAAGGATTTAGAGATAACTACTGCTCAAGACACATTTGCTATGGCAGTTGGATTAGCTAAAGAGGGTACTGCTACATATAAAGCTCTTGCAAGTGCTGAAACTATTATGGCTACTTATACAGGCGCGACTAAGGCGTTAGCTGACGTTCCTGTACCTTTTAACTTTATACAAGCAGGTTTAATAATAGCAACAGGTATGAAAAACTTATCAGAGATTAATAAAACAAAAGTAGAGGGGGGTGGAACAGAAACTATGCCTGATACTGTTACTGATCTTGCAGGTGGTGGAGATATGGGTGGAGATGTACCAGCTATTACTTTTGGAGATGCAGGTAGTGATGTTCCTCCTGTTCAAGCGTATGTAATAGAAACAGATATTAGTAATGCTCAGGCTTTACAAAGTGAATTAGATTTACAAAGTACCTTATAAACGAATTATTAATTTTAATATATAATAATACAATGGCAGAAAAAAAAGCAAAAAGATTAGTAGAACTAATTATAGATGAAGAATCAGAAAGATTCGGAGTAGAAGCAATAAGCCTTGTGGAATTTCCAGCGATAGAAGAAAATTGGGTGTTCTTTTCAAAAGACAACTTCCTATCTTTAGCTAAATTAGATGAAGAAAAAAAGACTTTAGTAGGAGCAGTTCTTATTCCTGACAAAGAAATATCAAGATTTGACCAAGAAGAAAATGAGGAGTATGTAGTATACTTTAGTAAAGAAACTATTAAACAGGCTCAGGAGCTATTTATGATTAATCTAAGAAACAATAACGCTACCTATGAGCATAATATACCAATAGAGGGTTTAAGCGTTGTAGAGTCTTGGATTAAAGAAGATAAAAAATTAGACAAGTCCTCGCAATTTGGATTTAAAAATATGCCTATAGGAACTTGGTTTGTAAAAATGAAAATCAATAATGATGAGGTCTGGAATAAAGTAAAGAATAAGGAAGTAAAAGGATTTAGCATAGAGGGGTACTTTACGGACAAATTAATTGAGGCTTCTAAAAAGAAGAAATACAAAAAGAAAAAGAAATACACTAAGGAAGATATAACTACTGATGAAGATTTATTAGACAGAATTAGAATGATTATATCAAAAGACGAAACAGACCAATTTGAAATGATGAAAGAATACATTACAAAAAGGGCGTTAGCTAAATATCCTTGGAAACAATGTATTGCTGATATGAAGAAAAAGTACGGAGAAAAATCTGCTGCTAAAATCTGTTCAGCAATAAAAAGGGGTACTGTAAAAAGGTAGTCCTGTAAACAAATATTAAATTAATTATATATACTTATAAAATGTCAAATACAATGAAAGAAACATTAGAAAAAATCAAAACTTTATTATCTATAGACAATAAAGGGGAATCTAAAAAAGTAAAAATGTATGCTGAAATGATATTAGATGATGGCAGAGTTGTTGCTACTGAAGATGAGCAATTTATGATAGGCTCAGAAGTCTTTGTAGTAAATGATGATGGCGAAGCAAGTCCTTTATCGGCAGGATCATACACTATGGATGATGGAGCTAAAATAACTGTTGATGATAATGGTAAGATTTTAGACTTAGGGGAAGAAAAAGAAGCTGAGGATGTAGAAGAAGCAAGCGAAGAAGAAATGGCAGAAGATGATGAGGCAGATGTAGGAGATTGGGCAGGTATGGAAAAAAGAATACAAAACTTAGAAGATGCTGTAGCTGATTTAAAAGCTGATAAAAAAGACCTTTCGGAAGAAGTGGTAGAAGAAGATACTGAAGAATTATCTAAAGAAGAAGATATAAAAGAAGAAAAGGTTACAATGTCTAAAGACTTAGTAAATAGCTTAGTAGAAGAAGTAGAACACTTAAAAACTAAGTTATCGGAAATGGAAAAGCAACCAGGATCAAATGGTTTTATACATGATCCTGAAAATAATACTACTGAAAAAGAATTAGTAGATATGACTAGACTGTCATCAACAGAGAGGGCAGCATATTACATAAATAATTTAAAATAAATAACAAATGAAAAATAAAATTCAATTATCAAAAAAGTATGAGTTTGATATAAGCATCGCGGGTGATACTTATGCAGGTGTTCACGCAATGCCTTATGTAACTGCGGCAGTCAAATCTCCTGATACTATAGCAAAAGGCTATGTCAGACAATTAGATGGTTTAACTAAAAGTGCGGTAATCAATACTATTGCATCTTCTTCTCCTATTGTGCCGGCAGGTTGTGATTTTTCAGATGGCGAAAGTTTGTCTACATCTGAACAAGTGCTGACTTTGACCGACTATAAAGTTAACGAGGAAGTTTGCCGGGGCACAGTATTCCCGACTTGGATGGGGCAAGGTATGGATAGAAATGGAAACCTACCAAACACCTTTTCAGATTTTCTGTTACAAGTAGTAGCAGGAAAAACAGGTGAACAAATTGAAAATGGAATATGGCAGGGAAAATTAGATACTGCTAATAATTCTACAGGGTTTTTATCTACAACCGCTGTTTGGTCTCAAGCACAACTAGATCTTTCAGCGTGTGCATCTTTTACACAAACGGCAATTTCTACAATATCTAATACTTCAGCTATTGCACAATTAGCAAAGGTGTATGATGACGTTGTTGCAAATGTACCAGGATTATTATCAAAACCTAAAGCAGGGTTTTATGTTAATCAAAAAACATACGGGATGTATGCACAACAATTAGCAATCGCGGGTTCTAATCAAGGTATAAATATGTTAGGAACTAATCAAGATTTAGGAACTTTATCATTTATGGGTTATCCTATTTATGTTTGTCCTGGAATTTTTGATGCGGCAATTGTTTTCACTTATCCTGAAAATCTAGTCTACGGAACAAATCTCGCTACAGATTGGACAGAGGTGAAATTGATACCTACCTATGAATACGATGGTTCAGATAATATAAGAATAGTGATGCAATTTGCATTAGGTGTTCAGACTGCCATGGCTACAGACGGAGTTGTAGGATATAAATTCGGATAATAGAAACTTTAAATGGGTAGTTGAAATATACTACCCTTTTTATAAACAAATAAAAATAAAATAAAATGGCTTGTAATTTAACACGTGGTTTATTAGTAGACTGCAAAGACCAGATAGGAGGATTAAAAAAAATCTTCTTTGTAAATACATATAGTGCTGATATTAGAGCAGAAGGTACATTTTCAGATAATGTAATGACTACAGCAGGTTTTGCGAGTTGGGATATATTTGGTGGTACTTATGTAAATGTATTTCAATATGATTTACGCCCTAATTTATCTTCAATGACAGTAAATATTAATAGTGATCCTGCAACAGGAACAACTTGGTTTGAACAAACTCTATCCCTTACGCTACAAAAATTAACAGCAGCGCAATCAAATGAGATTAAACTTATGTCCTATAATAGAAGTCAGGTATTTGTTTTAGATGCAAACGACAATGTATTTCTATTAGGAATGAATGATGGGTGTGATATTTCAGGTGGTACTGCTGTAACAGGAGCAGCTAAAGGAGATATGACAGGATATACTTTAGAGCTTAGAGCAGAAGAAAAAGAGCCATTAATTTGGTTACCTGCAACTGCTGGAGTTGGAACAGCAAAATATCCTTTTGATGGATTAGCTGATGAAGATAAATTAAATATAAC